CCGCCATAGGGATTGTAGACCCCACTGGGGCTCTGGGTGTCCAGCATATCGGTACGCGATCGCAAGAAGGACCGGTAGACGCCGTTGACCTTGGTCCCCAAGCCGGTTCTTGAACCGCGGTCCCTGCGGTTGTCGTTCATCTCGTTGACGTAGTCGGCCCCGGAAGTGAAGGCGTTCTTGAGGCCTTCAAGAGCACTACGAGTTTCCGGCTCAGTAAGGGCGCCAAGAGCAGCACCGAACCGCTCCACAGACGCTGTCATCCGGTTCCAGGCCCCAGTAACGGTGTCAGCGAGGATGGCCTGCTCACGAGCCACAGAGCCAGCAGAGACGGTGCCACCGCCAGCCTCGAAGGCCTTGCGGATGGCAAACATGAGTTGCGGGTCGAAGCGCTCGATAGCCTTTACCAGGCCCTCCGACTGCTCCCTGAACGACTTAACCTGTTTCGGGTTCATGCCCTCGGTCAGCTTCTTGAAGAGATCTCCATTTTCCGAAGCAAGGGCCATCTTGGCAACTTCGGGGCTGGTTGCCGCGAGGTTAGACGCCATTGCGTCATAGTTCTTGACCAGAGTTGAGGTGGTCGCGGCGGCTTCGTTGCCCATGAAGGCAGTGAGGAAGGCTGTTGCCTTCTCCGGGTTGGTCTTGGACAGCTGGTACAGCTTGTCGAACAGCTTCAACTGAAGCCCGACAGGATTTTGCTTGCGCTCAGCTTCCCAGGTCTCAGGGGTCATCCCCATGAGGTCCTTGATGGCTTTGACCTGCTTCTTGGTGCCGCCGCCGCCAAAGCCAGCCAGACGCTGCCAGAGGATACGCGTGCGTGTGCCGGCTCGCTCACCGGACGGCTCGCCGAAGCCCTGCATCGTGCCAACGGTCGCCGCAATCTGCTCAGGCGTAAGCCCGAACATAGCTCCGGCGTTCATCGCACGAAGAACACCAGGCACGATCTCCGACGATACCGCAGGCGTTGTTTCTTCGATGTAGTTGATGGCGTCGCCAACGCCACGCATGGCAGCTGAGAACTTCTCGACGTTGGCGACACCTTTGCCGGTCACCATGTCGCGATAGAATAGGTTGGCAATACGGCCGAAGGTTTGACCGACGAGATCCTTATCGACCCCATCCCAGGCCGATGAGGCCTGGGTGATGAAGTCAGTCAAGGGGGTGAGGAAATCCCTTCCCTTGATGCCGGTCTGAGCCAGCTTGAAGGCCATGTTTACAGTTTCGTCAGGACTGACACCGTACTTGACGCCGATCTTGGCGGTGTCGTCCATGTACTGAAGCATGTCCTTGCGGGACAGGTTTAGTGTCTTACGGAGCTGGGCTCCGCCCTTCTCAAGCTGGGTGAATTGCTTGATGCCCTGGTAAGCCAGGAAGCCGGTTCCGATCGTTGCAAGCGTCGAGGGGCCGCCACGTCCGAGGGCGTAGCCGTACCCGCCAAGAGCAGCGAGGCTCTGCTGATAGGGTGTCCAGCTGCTTCTTCCGCCGCCTCCGCCACCCATCCGGCGCTGTGTGCGCTGGACACCGTTCATAGCGCGCTGGTTGCCATGTAGAGCGCGAGTGGAGCTGTTGATAGCCGCAGTCTGCCGGTTCATGCCCTGGACAAAAGCCCCGGTTCCGGCCTGACCCATGCCACGAATGAGGCGGGTCGAGGCGGCAGCCGCAGCATTCAGACGACCGAAGGCACCAATGACCCTGCCGATACCGCCACTGATACCGTCACGGAATAGACCAGTGACGTAAAAGGTCATATCCCTAACGGCCATCATCGTCCTCCACAGCTTCACCTATCGCCTTGCGCTTTGGCGCAGGCGTGGTGGCTGGCATGAGTTGCGCGTTGATCTCGTCATGAAGCCAGACGAGTTCTTCCCACTCCAGCTTCTTGATTTCTGACAGCTGCATGTTGGCGAGCCGCATCAGGACAACGCAGATCACCCTTGCGTGGGCTGGTCTTTGTCGCGATTGCCCTGCGGGGAAAAACCCTCGAGCAGTTCCTGGATGACCACGAAGTCTTCCATGTCGAGCTCGTGGATGACGCCGATGTCGACGCCGGCAGAAGCGGCGGCCATGGCAGAGAACTGGGCGATCGGGCTCTTGACCTCGGTCCAGTCGATGTCGAGCATGTGCTTCACCTTCAACTTCCGGAAGGTGAGCTGGGTGTAGGTCTGTCCGGCAAATTCAACCGGCTCAATCAATTTGATTGTCTTCTGTCGCATGTCATCCCCTCAGATGAGTAAGGGGCGGGGCACTAAGGCCCCGCCCTTGTTGTTTAGAGACCCAAGGCTATCCTATCTTTTTCCAATTGGTCGACGCCGCCGACGATGCGTCGGACGTTTTCGATGTCGATCTCGATGAGCACACGGTCGCCGCGTGTCAACTTGTAGTAGTCGAGCGCCACCATGAAGGTGACGGAGACCTTCTCACCGGCGCGGAAGTCACCCATGTCCACGCTCTTGAGCGTGCCACGCATCTGACCAACCACAGCCATCGACGTACCATCGTGCGAAGCAAGGGAGCCGCGCACGGTGAACGCCTTCTGCTGTCCTGGGAAGAGGCCGAACTTGTCGATGACCTGATCGTCAATGGAGGTCATCGTAAACTGGAACTCCAGACGCTCCATGCCGAGGTCAACCTCGACAGGAATATCCATTCCACCACCGCGGAACTCATCCATCTTGAGGGTGAGCTTGGGCAGGGTCGCTCCATCGCAGTCGCCGATCTTGCCATAGCCATCGACGTAAACTACGAACTTCCTAAGGTAACTGGAAACAGGCATATAGCCACTCCGTATATTGACGGGCCTATGCGGGATGTAGTAAGACCCGCCGATGACCGAACTGACTGCTGAATTTGTGAGGCAGCGCCTCTTCGATACACCCGAAGAAGCGCACGCCGCCTACTGCGAGGCGGCGGCGCGTCTCAGGGGTCAATTCGCAAGGGTGACTTAGATCGCCAACTCACGAATTACATCAGCGATTAGCTCTTCATAATAGTCCGGGTTGCGATGCGCCCGGAACCGGAGGTGCTCGATCGGCGCCGGCGGCTCGATGTCGAAGTCGACCGACAGGATGCCCTGGAGCATCTGATCCTTGGTGTTGACAGTCGGGTCGATCCAGGCGTGCCCGTTGAGGATGGCGCCAACTGCACGCAGGTGGCGGAGGTACGCGTTCACGCTCTCAGCGATCTCAACGATGTTGTTCTGCGAGAACGGACGGTCAACAGCCCAGAGGAAGGCCTCTTCGAGGCTTTCGTAGACCATGTCAGCCGTGCGGCGCACCGAGAGGAACGCCCAGTTCGGGTCAGACGAGGTCGTGCGATTGCCCCAAAGACGGTAGCCTTCGTGACGGATAATCGTCGCGACTTCGTTCTCGTTGAGGTAGTTGGCCTGCGAGTTGACATCAGAGATGTTGAAGTCAACCGGACGAGACATGCCGGTGATGCCAAAGATCTCCTGGTTCGACGGGCTCCACCAGAAGCCCTTCGAGTTGTCCATGCGCGAGATGATACCAGCCACACACGGGGAAGCCGGGAAGGCGACGTGGCTGTTGGTGAGGCCGTCATAGACCAGAACCTTGGGGTCGACGACGTAGACACGCTTGGAACCGTAGTCGCCACGATAGATGATCGCGGCGGCATCCGTGGTCGATGGGCCATCGGCGATTATCACAGCGCGCATGCGCTCGATGATGCCAAGGGCTTCAGACACAATCGGGTTGCGGGCGGAGCCAAGCGCGAGCGTGGCCGTCGCCTGTACCCCGGAGGTCGGGGCAGCAATCGTGATCGTAGATCCCGGAGCGACACCCTCACCAGGGTTATCGATGCGGACCTCAACAATGGTACCGATATTGAGGCCGGTCCCCATGAGAGCCGTGAAGGACGGGCTGATGAGGGGCTCTGGCGGCGGGGGGTCGGAGAAGGTAACGTCGGGGGCTGCGAGATACCCAGAGCCACCATCGGTCACGACAACAGCGATGACCTTGTCGGCGCTACTTCCGCTGCCAAGGATTGCAACACCAACAGCCGTGCGATTGCCATCACCAACTGGCGCGGCCTCGAAGGTAACAGTCGGAGC